GCAAAATATATTCTATGTGTTTATAATTATACATCCTTCTTCTCCTTTGTATTATATATAGTCCTAATTAGTTAGGATGTCAAGAGCAAAAGAAAGTTTTTTTGATAGCCCCACTACAACATGGTCAATGACTTACCAGCAGGTAGCCAGGTGAAACCGGCGCTGCAGCTCCTGACCATATATATACCTATACCACGGTCTAGGGTTTTGCGATGGAGAATGGAAGGTGAAGAGTGGCGAGCCGAGGACATCAGCTCGCCGATTCGTTTTTGTGTTTGGCTAACAAAAACAAAGAAGGAATAGTTACGCACTACCATCTCCTGACGCTGGTGTCAACCCTGAAGTCTACCTGGGGGACAGTGCAGCTCCGGGGTCAGGGTGCTAATGCAGAACTGTTGAAGGGTTAGTGGCGATGGACAATGGAGAATCACCCGGCAGCCAGGAAGACAGCAGTGCCAGCACCTGCTCCCAGTCCAGGGGTTTGGGACGGGCCGGAATGGAGATTAATGGGGGCACACGGTCCACGGTATGCGGACTACGGACAATGGAACCTGAGAATAATCTGATGGTCTTCGAGCGAGGGTCTCTGGCAAGAACAAAAACAGGCGCACCTAACGTAATATGCCTATTTATCCACGCTATTTGGTGTGCAGAAAAGTTGATCTTGTTATTCTTTATTATCTTCAGCTCTAGCCAAAAACAACGTCGATAAAAGCCATGTAAATCAGGAATTCCCAGCGCTGTGCTGGACTCTATTCTTGTCCATACAACCTCGGGTGTATTTCTTTTTAATTGTTGCCACAAATTTCTTTCTTCAGCCATGGTTTGCTATCCAAACATCGGGCTTTTCTAAGTCTACATAAATCAAATTAACCTTTAATTTTCTCTGTAATGGAGTTCTAAGTCTACTGATATGATGACCTTTTCGCTTACCTGATTGTCGTATCGACACAGTTTTTACGTCATACAAATGGATCTCACCATGCTTATCAATCGTTACAAAATCAACACAACCAGTATCATGTAGCGTCTTGAATACTAGGTTGCCCATCTTCATCAAGTGGACTATCGCCATCGCCTCCGACAGATTCCCCTTGTAGTGCTTCCTGTTCAATAACTTCATACTGTCCAGGAATGGATAATTTTTTTCTGAGCTCAACTAATTTCTCCTCTACTTCACCGACCGACATAGAATCGATTGTGCCATGCATAATCTCTTTTCGATCGACATATAAACCAGCAACCATGCCTCTATACTTTTCAGCGGCAATCGCACCAGTGTAGTTACCAGCAGCTTCTGCGTTGTCACGTAGTTCTGCTAGTTTTTTTATGTGTGATTTGTAGGAAATGGAGTATCTCCTATTTAGTTCTGCACGTCGTCTTTCTATTTCTTGGACAACATGTGGGAAGTATTTAGGGTTTTGCAGCTTAGATGCAATGACAGTAGCTACGTTTTCACCGTATCCAGCATCAATTGCACACTGTTTTGCACTCTGTTGGAGCCCTTTTTCGATAAAAATATTAACAAATTGAGCTTGTTTTGGAGTGAGGTCTAAGGTTTTCTTCATCAAAAAGCCTTATTTTTCAACAAACATTGTAAATATAGACCAACATATTTACAGACGTTTAACAACTTATTTACAGAGGGAAGTATTGATATATATATCTTTTTACTACTTTGTAAATATGTAAACCGATTTTTGGTTTTTCTGGCAAGTTTAGATTTAATTTCTGTAGAATAATATATATAGTGATTTACATGTCCTACAAACTTGTCCGTGTGACGTGGCTCGATACCGTTGAACACCCAACGGGTTGGTATCAACCAGAAGATATAGATAAGCTTGAAGATGTGGCCTTGGTCCATAGTTATGGGTTACTCCTCAAAGAATCAGAGGAATCTGTGACTATCACAGCGGACTTTATGCCTGTATCCAAAGAGTTTGGTCGGTCGACCACGATCCCAAGAGGAATGATAAAGAGCATGACGCATCTATCTACTGTAGAGTAGCAATTCCTCTAATATCCATGTTAACGTCGCCAAACTGATCTGCACCTAAAAAACTCATAGAACCATCTTCAGGAAACGTAGGATTAGTATAACCCATACCTTCAAGTTGTTTTTGTTGTCTACGAGCTATTTCTAAGGCTTTATTATGATCAAAACTTTTTATTAAAGTTTTATATAAATACTGTCCAGATGGGCTCAATGTCCTAAAATCTTGTCCCATTTGATCAAAGTTCATAGTCTGAAACGGTGTGCCTACGGCATTAGGAACTTGTATTGTGTTCGGTGAAAAAAAGTTTTGTACACCAGAACCCATAGCTTTTAGGAACTGCATCATTGGTGTCCCTCTCTCAGCAACTGCGCCCATGATATTACCCACACCTTTACCAATATCAGACATAATCTCGCTAGGCTTTGGTCCAAACTTCATTGCCAAATCTCTTCGTACATCTGATAATGATTGAGTAGGATTACCTTTTGAGTCTACGTCTCTTAAAAACACGGGCCTTGATATGTTAGGATTTTCGGGATCGGGATTAGTCAAACCTGTAACAGTTCTACCTTTGTCTAATAAATTTTGTTTAAATTTTTCTTCACCAGCAAATTGACTGTAGCGTCTATTTAGTCGATCATCACTAATAGTAGGGTCATTCTTAAAAAAACGATCTCTAACAGCTTCTTGTCTTTTTTGTGTTACTTTGTTATCGGAACCCAGACTCGATAAAAAAGAAGGTCTTGATCTTGATGCGCGGAATGAGTTTGGTGGAGATGATCTACCACCGTTACGCAAAGCAACAAAGTCAGTCATTCGTACCATTAATCAATAACTTCCATTTCTGTAGTGAGATCTTCTACGCCGTCAACCTGTCCGCCCATGTTCATGGTAACAGGTTTTTTATTTTTTAATTCTTGTTTAGCAAGTTCTTTACCTATACCTCCAGGCACAGGTTTATCTAATTTAATTGCTAATCTAAAAGCATCTCTTTCTTTACCCTTAAACTGAGGAGTTTTGAGAAGCTCCATAGTGGTATCAATATCTTTTTTAATTTTTCTTGGAAATTTGTTCTTTTTTTCATCTTTATCTTTTTTATTTTTACCACCAAAAATTGCTTCGGATACTTTGTTCTTAAGTTTTATACCTTTACGATTTTTTATGGCTTGTTTTAAATCCTTTGGAATTCTATCGTCGCTCATTTTCTTTTGCCCACCTTTCGCTTCTTTAACACTCTACGTGTTTTAGCTATCTCTTTAATAGCATTGTTAATCATACCAACTGGCACACCGGCTACAATACTTAAATATTGGCCCCTTTTGTTTGTCTTCATACAAGGAACATAACAAAATTAAATGTCAAGAGCAAAGATTTATTGACAACCAAAATACGACTTTATATGTTGATCGGCACGTTTATACAAAGGAGGTTTACATGAACGAATTAAATCAAAAACTGGAAGAGGCGTACATAGTTATTGCCATGTTACAGGCTAAATTGGCTGAGACTAAAAAATAACTAAACGGTGGTCGGTGAGCCTTGATTCAAGGCTCCAGAACCCCGAGTAACTATCTCGTGCCACTCATCATGTGTAAATTCTTCACTACTACCATCCCTATAACTAACCTTATACATTAACTTTTCTTGCATCTCAGGCGGGCTCGTCGTTTTCGTAAAGATCTCCACATTGGTTACAATATCTTTGATCATTTTGGGAAACTTAACACATTTCCATTCTTTAGTTTACTGATTTTTTGTATGATTAATCGGCGTGTAGCCTCTTTTAAATCCTTCGAATCACCCACTAATTCATGGTCCCAGAGGTCCATACAGGCCCTTAAAGCCATCGTCTTGTGTGTTTTACTTTCGAAAAATTCTTCATCGTTCTCAATTAAATCAAGAACCATACGTCTGGATATTAGGGACTCCAGATCTTCTGTCACCACGGTTATGTTCATGGTTACGAATCATATCATAAAGGGCTGCCGGCTGGAACCTAAAA